AGGAAGCCCTCGAAAAACGCCGCGCTGCTGCAATGGACATACTTGCAGTTCTGGCCTACTCTGTCGCCCTGACAGTGCTGGCTTTGGCCTATTTTGATATTTTGACTTTTTAAGGATTACCATGACTTACAATAAATTATCAAATTATTACGCTAATCAGCGCACACGCATGCTGCGTGAATTACTGCGCCGGGACTATGGCGCGTGCTGCTATAGGTTGACGCGCCAAGGCGATGTCCACGTATACGGGAAAATGCCAAATAGTATTGTGACTGGCTGGTATTTATTAGGTTCACGGCGCGCCGTTGAAAACGATTATTTAATTTAATGGAAAACACCATGTACATCACAATCGACCACGCCTCCCAATTCCGTGACCAGTTTAAACAAGCTGGACGCGGTGATCAATTCAGTTATGAGGGACTCGGCTTGCTATTTGACTATCTGGAGGAGATCGACCCAGATTATGACCTGGATGTCATTGCGCTTTGCTGCGAATACAGCGAGGCCAGTTACGCTGAAATTGCATAAATGTATGACATTGATTTAAATGGTGTTCACGAAGATAAAATGTCTGAAGTAATAATGGATTATCTATCCGACAACACTTCTGTTGTTGGCGAAACTAATTCAGGCTTCATTTATCAGCAATTCTAAAGGTAAATATTATGCACCCCGCAATAGCCCAAGCTCTCGCACCATTCGCGCCGCCAGCCATTACGGTGCCAGAACTACAAAAACAAGTTAATGACCTCCAAGAAGAATTAAACTTCTACCTTGAGGCTTTGACCTATATTTATGATGGCATTAATAATCATGATATTTACAGCGTCAACCAAGTAAAAATGATCTGTGCGAGAGTGTTGCCATGAATCATTCAGAATCTGACTACATCAATGCCGGTGCAGCGTTTGAAAGGGCGCAAGGCTCAGACAAGGCGCAGGCCATTGCTTATAAGATTCGCGCCATGCTGTCCAGCGAACGCCCAGAAGATCAAACGTATGCGCGCACGCTGATTGAACGAGGCCGCGCTGATGCTCGTTCTAATTAGCCTATTGCTGGCGGCTTTGCTGGCTGTCTTGCTTGATCTTTAAGCCCCGAATGGGGCTTTTTTTATGACCTGCGCCTTTGCATCATCAAAACCCCGACCCACTATGACCTGGTGGCCTATGCTTTCAAGGTAGGCCATCCAGTCGCGCTGCGCTGGCGAGATTGTGCCGCCCTTCTCGCGTTTCATCTCGATCCATAAAAGCCACGCAGGCACCATTAAATCAGGCACCCCTGCACTCACCCCTTCGGCCTTCAAATTAGCCCCTTGGCTGGCGCTTCTGACGCCCCCGTTGGGTATTGCAAGGATGCGGGTATCGGGATAGGTCTTGCGGAACCAACTAACCAGGCGCACCTGCTCTAAGTGTTCGCTGTTCAAAACGGTACTTCCTCTATCCATAGATCACACTGGCTTGGCTCGTTGGTGAACTCTATTGGCGGCACAGAGTCAAACTCAGCGCATCTGCCATCTGGTTGGTAATTGTCGCATGTGTGACATAGACGGGGTGGCTCGGTTCGCAGGGTCTTGCGGTAGATCGTCACGATCTCGGGTTCGGGGTGTTTCATATCCATGTCCTTTTGAGTACGGTGAAAAATTTACCTTCGCGTTTGAATTCAATGGCGCTTGGTGGCTGGCCCTCGGTGAGCTGCTGCGCCATCTCGTGCAGGTCGGCGGCTGCGTAATCCAGCGTCACGTTTGCCTTGTGTGCTATTTCAGCCAATAGGCGGCGGCTTTTTTCTCCTGCATAGCCGTCATGCGTCACCGACAGGTATTCGGTCACTGGTGGGTCAGATAGCCCCCCGTAGTAGGTCAAGGACAGCATTTCCTTGCCTGATGCCCTGCTCAAATGCTTGCGCCATGTCCAGGTGGTCACATTCATGTCCACGCCCTCCACGCCCATGATGTCAAGGTTTGACAATTTTAGGGGCGCTTTGACTGGCTCGGGAAACTCAGCGCCACAGGCCGGACAGACGCGCACAGACAAATGGCAGATTTCTTGGCATTGATCGCAGACTTTTACAGGCGCCTCGCCCTGCTTGTCGCCCTTTTTTGGTGGTGGCCTCACGGCGGTGATCGGGCCATGCTGTTCAACTACACCAGCAAAATCTAAAACCATGCAATCGGTTTTTCCATCGGCTATTCGCAGGCCGCGCCCTGCCATCTGTACGTAAAGACCTGGCGACATGGTAGGGCGCAGCATAGCCACCAGATCGATGCCTGGCGCGTCAAAACCCGTGGTCAGTACATTGGCATTGGTCAAGGCTTGGATGCGCCCTGCTTTAAATTCCCGCAGGATGCGGTCACGTTCGTTTGATGGTGTCTCGCCCGTGACACATTCAGCGGCAATGCTTTGCTCAATTAGCGCCTCTTTGATGTGCTGTGCATGGTTAACACCCGCGCAGAACACCAACCAAGATTTGCGCTCACCAGCCAAAGCAATGATTTCTTGCACCACCTTAGCGTTTTTGTCCTTAGTGTCCACTTTGGCTTGCAGCTCTGCCTCGATGTATTCCCCGCCGCGCTTGTGTACGCCGTCCACCTCCAACTTGGTGGTGGTTAACTTGGACCGCAGGGTTGACAGATAGCCCTTGTGAATCAACTCCTCAATGCTCACCGGCTCAATCAGCGCATCAAAGATGGCTGGCTTATCGGTGATGTAACCATGCCCCAACCGATACGGGCTGGCGGTCAGTCCAATGATTCGCAAGTTGCTATTGATGGCTCGCAGATCAGCCAACAATTTGCGGTAGCCGCCTTCGTCTTTGTGGCTCACCAGATGAGCCTCATCTATGATAATTAAATCAACATGACCAATCTGGCTGGCCTTGGTTCGCACCGATTGGATGCCTGCAAATGTAATCGGCTCGCCCAAATCTTTACGGTTTAGCCCTGCGCTGTAAATGCCCATCGGTGCATTGGGCCAATGTTGGCGCATCTTCTCAGCATTCTGGGCGATTAGCTCTTTGACATGCGTGAGCATCAGAATGCGGGTTTCTGGCCATGATTGCAGCGCGTCCTTGCACAGCGCCGCAATGATATGAGACTTGCCAGACCCGGTGGGCAACACCAAGCATGGGTTGCCTTCGTTGCCTGCTTCAAACCATGCGTAAAGTTCGGTTATGGTGCGTTGTTGGTAGTTTCTTAACATATCCTTCCGTCCCACTCCTTGCGAACCTTGGCAATCAACGGATCACCACTCGCGCAAGCCCCAGCATTCGCAAGCAACTCTTTACTGCTATACACGCCCTCACCTGGCTCGCCATTAGCCAAGCCTAGGCCGTCAATCTCATAGACCGCCACCCAATCGCTTGGGCCTTCCAGACGCTTCCAAGGCACAAGGTCAGGGTGCAATACATGGCTTTCGCAGCCCTCATACTGCGCCTCAGCAGTCGGTACAACGGAATCCCATTTGGCGCAGTGCCACGTTGAATCAGACAGCGGTGTAATGTGGGCGCAGGTGCGGCAATTGACCTCTTTGGTGGTCTTGCTACCGTGACAAAAGTCATGCCCAGCGCATATCTTGCACTCAAACCATGTTGAATCGGTGCTGATCGGCGGTGGCAAACGGTCGGTGAGCGCCAACCTCTGGCCTTTTTCAATGGCTTTTATTGCATGTTCGCGGTCGTACTCCAAGCGCTCGGTGTATATACGGTCATCATCTTTGCAAATGGCCACATACAAGGCGCGTTTTAAATCGGTGCCATGCATGTACACTTGGCACTGGGTGAAATGCTGGGGCTTACTCTTGCCCACTCCATTCTTTTCAAGGTCGTTGAACGACTTGAGACTGTGGGTTTTGAACTCCAAAACGTGTTCAGTTTTTGGCGCACCGGGCACGCCCTTGCCAATGCCGTCCAAGCTGCCGCTGACATGGCTTCCAAAATTAACCCGTCGCTGCGTGCCTGTAACGCTCATGCCGATGGCTCGCAAGTCACTAATAATAGTGGCTTCCTCATTTTGGCCACGCCTAAACAAGCGCAAAATGCGGCCCTTAAATTGTTCTTGCACCGCCCAGCGAAACGACAGCCATAGCCAGCGTTCACAATGGTGGCCTAGCGTAGAGCAGCCCATGTGGGCGCGGGGCTTCTCTAAACGCGCTTCGTGCGCTTTGTCAATCAGTGAAGTTATGGTAACCTCTGGATCGGGAATCATCATGGTTTCTCTCCTGTCAAGTATTGACCCCGGCTTTAACACCGGGGTCTTTTTTTACTTCTTAATCCAAGGTGGCGCAGCCTTGGTGGGTGCGGCACTTGGTGCTACGGCTTTGAAAGGTGCCACAGCCACAGGTGCAACACCACCCAAGGCCCGAAAGCCTTTGATCTCATTGCCTGCATAGTCGCCAGTGCGTACTGACAATTTGATGGCCAAATTGCCACCAATCAGTTGATCGGTGTCTTGCACCTTCGCCAAGCCAATAGCGCGCATGATCTCACCAAGCTGCTGGCGTCCTATCTCCTCGGCTTTGGTGCTGGCGTTCTTAATGTTCAAGTTGCCAAACACAACACGGCCTTGGTGGGTTGGGCCTGTGACTGTGTATTTCAGAGCAATGTATTTGCCATCACCCGCCTTAGTTGCTTTAATTTCAGCGCCTGTGATGGCGGCGTTGTACCAGCCCTCGGGCAATGGTTCAAAGCTGTTGTTGCCAACGGGGAGCGCGTCAACGCTAAATTCTTCATCTAAAAAAGCCATGATTAATCCTTAGTAATGTTAAAAGTTGGGCGTCCAGGGGTGGACGTAATGGCACCAAGCAAAGGCCCAGTCACGACACTTGAGGCCGCATTCCAAACCTTTGTATTGATTTCTGGTTTCCAGCGAAAGAGGCTGGCAAGATGCTCAGAGACGCCAGCTTCAGCAGCCAGAACCTGAAGTTTGTCAGCGTCAATCTTTTTACTGATACGGCCTTCCATGCGAATGACGTAGCCGTCAACCTCATGTTTGATTGTGCCGTCAAGGTCTTTGGGGACGCCAAACTGTTTGACCATTTGGTCTTCAAGTTCGCGGCGCTCGGCCACAGCAGCAGCCTCCAATTTTTTGGCGTCAAGCCAGCGTTGGTATAAGGTCATTCTGACTCCTGCACTTGTTTGATGTGTCTTGTAATGGCTGCAACTGAATAGCCAATGTCACGAATATATTTCTCAAACTGTTCAAGTCGAGCATCATCCATTTGATGAAGGCACATAGTCTCTACATGCTCCATATTCCCTTTGATTTGGCCCGTCCACAAAGCAATGAGTCCGACATGCGCTTTCATGCTGCACCGCCGATCTTGGCAATGATTTCGCCAAGGTCGGGCGCTTCCCATGCACCCAACTTGCCTGACCTATCCTTGGCAAGCCACAAGCCATCAGAATCACACATCAAGGCGCGTTGGGTATTGCCCTCGGCATCCTTCTCGACACGCAGCGCCAGCACTTCGTCAAAAAAGTAAGGCAATGCTTGGCCGGTTTTATTGCCGGGCATACTAGGCGAATACAGTACCCGGCCCATCTCATCTTGCGTCTTCTCTAGCTTGGCGGTCATCAGCACATGGCGGCCAGGGATGTCTCGGAATGCGCGAATGATGTCGGCCATCTGCTCTTGCATAGCGCCGTAGGCAGCGCGTGGATCTTTGTTGACCTTCTTCTCATGGTTTAAGCAGACCTCGGCGATCTCGCTGATCGAATCTAGCGCCACCGACTTGTACTCGGACTCCAGCAACCAACTGTAAGCCTCGCGCAAGTCATCCATACTGGTTATTTCCACATATGGTAGGTCGGCATCTTGGATGGACAATAATCCACCTTCAGCCGAAAGAACAACGGGACTTGGCAATGTCTTGATTAGACTTGTCTTACCCGCACCAGCTTGTCCATAGACAAGCAACTTAACACCATTGGCACTCAAGCCTCCGGTACGATTCAACGATATAGCCATGTGGCTCTCCTTGCTGTTTGCGCTTCCGTCTGGACTCAGTTCGAAGCGTGCTTGCAGTATATCACGAGTTCATGGTACAGTGTCAACAACTTTTTAACAAAGACTGAAAAATAAATGTCAGACCTCTCAAGCA